ATGAGCCTAGAGATGCATGGACAGTACCGGCCCATCGTGGCACAGAAGTCCACCGGCTACATCCTGGCTGGCAATCACACCTACAAGGCAGCCATGAGCCTCGGCTGGAAGGACATCGCAGTCACCTATGTCGATGTGGACGATGACCAGGCACTTCGCATCCTGTTGATGGACAACCGAGCCAACGATATCGCCACTTATGACGAACACGGGCTGGGTGAGGTGTTGTCGCTTTTGATGGACACCGAGAAGCAGTTAGCAGGCACGGGCTTCACTCCCGAGGACTTAGATGAGCTACTTGCACTAGTCACGGATCTAACCCCACCCGAACTTCTAGATGACCCCGATGCCGTGCCAGAGGCAGTTTCAGCCAAGAGTGTGACCGGCGATGTGTGGATGCTTGGCCCTCACCGGCTTGTCTGTGGTGACTCAACGAGTCCAACTGACATTGACAAGTTGATGAAGGGCGCTCGAGCCGACATGGTGTGGACTGACCCTCCCTACGGTGTGGCCTATGTCGGCAAAACAAAAGATGCAATGACTATTAAAAATGACAAACTTGATGTAAACCAACTAGAGGATTTTTTAACACTTGCTCTTAATAATGCTAAAGATGCATGCAGGGATGGAGCAGTTTGGTACGTGGCTGCACCTTCGGGAGTTCCATCCATTGCCTTTTCTAAAGTTCTTTACGCTCTTGATATTTGGAGACACACCCTTGTATGGGTCAAAAATACATTAGTGATGGGTAGATCCGATTATCACTACAAGCATGAGATTATGTATTACGGCTGGAAACCAGGAGCAACTCACAATCCTCCGCCAGACAGAAAGCAAACGACCGTGTGGGAATTCCCCAAACCAGCACGAAATGCCGAACACCCAACTATGAAACCGGTTGAACTTATCCAAAAGGCTATTGAAAATTCCTCAATGTCGGGAAATATTATTCTTGATGTGTTTGGCGGTAGTGGATCTACGCTTATCGCAGCGCACCAGACCAATCGCATCGCTTATCTAATGGAACTTGACACCCATTATGTTGATGTTATCTGCGCTCGCTTTCAGAAACTGACCGGCATCAAGCCCATCGCAGAAGCAACGGGCAAGGAACACGACTTCTTAGAAATCAAGTGAACCCATGACGAGTGAAAATGACATCGAACTCATCGACAAAGAGCGCAAGGTCTTAGAGCTACGCCGTGCCGGATACACGTTTGATGACATCGCTCGCAACGTGGGCTACTCCAGCCCCTCGGGTGCGTTCTACGCCCTGAAGCGAGCATTGAAGCGCACGCTCCAGCAACCGGCTGACGAACTGCGTGAGATGGAAACGGATCGCCTAGACCGACTCCAGGCTGCAGTATGGGCTAAGGCCATTCAAGGTGACACAAAGGCTGTGGACTCCGTACTGCGTATTATGGATAGGCGAGCCAAACTCATGGGGCTGGACTCGCCAACGAAGGTCGCTGCAGAGGTGACCTCGTATGAAGGCGGAACCGAAATTGACAGAGAAGTCGCAAGGCTCGCAGAACTCCTCGCATCGAATAGCAGCGAGTCGAGTGCTATGGGCGAACCAACTAGCACGCCCTGAGCAAATCCCCGATGAGGGTGACTGGTCGGTCTATCTCTATCTAGCAGGTCGAGGCGCTGGCAAGACCCGTACCGCAGCCGAGTGGATTGCTTGGCAAGCGATACGCCAACCGAACACCCGATGGGCCGTAATCGCTGCCACCTTCTCTGACGTTCGAGGAACCTGCGCCGAGGGGGAGTCTGGCCTTATCGGCATCCTGCGCCGGTATGGGGTGCTTCGTGCCTACAACCGTAGCCTCATGGAAATCAGGCTGACCAACGGATCGCTCATCAAACTCATCTCAGCCGAGGAGCCTGACCGACTACGAGGCCCACAGTTTCATGGAGCCTGGTGTGACGAGTTGGCAGCATGGAACTACCCCGAGACATGGGAGCAACTGCAGTTCACGCTACGGCTGGGAGACCATCCCCAGACCATCGTCACCACCACTCCACGCCCTACCAAAATCATCAAAGAGCTAGTGGCGAACAAGGATGGCCTGACCCAAGTAGTTCGAGGTTCCACGTTCGATAACGCCAAGAACCTCGCCCCATCGTTCCTGACCAACCTGCGAGCCAAGTACGAAGGCACACGCTTGGGTAGGCAGGAGTTGTATGCCGAGGTGATGGCCGATACCGAGGGCGCACTATGGCGCTACCAAGACATTGAGGAGACCCGAGTGGAGACCCTGCCCGAGATGGTTCGGGTCATCGTGGCCGTAGACCCAGCCGTGACCTCGGGTGATGATAGTGACGAAACCGGCATCGTGGTCGTTGGTAAGGGAGTCGATGGTAGGGGATACGTCATTGCAGACCGGTCATGTCGTGACACCGTGCTGGGCTGGGCGCAACGAGTGGTCGCTGCCTACGAGGAGTTTGGCGCTGACCGAGTGGTGGCAGAGAAGAACCAGGGTGGTGACTTCATTGAGCAGACGATTAGATCCGTACTGCCGACTGTGGCCTACAAAGGAGTGACCGCCCGTGTCGGAAAAAGGCTCCGTGCGGAACCCTGCGCAGCGCTCTATGAGCAACGCCGTATTAGCCATGTCGGTTCTTTTGATAAACTAGAAGGGCAGATGTTGGAGTGGCTTCCCGATAGCGGAACCTCACCTGACCGACTCGATGCTCTCGTTCACGGCCTGACCGAACTTGGCTTCGCAACCGGTGGATCTGCAGACCGCTTCTTTGCATCACTCGCCCCACTCTGCCCGAACTGCTCTCACCCGAACGCTGCCGATGCGCCTAACTGTCTAAGTTGTGGCAAGATGTTCGTTGAGGCATACTCCACACACACATCCGTAGGCTTCCCAGACTTCTCGCAGTAATCGAGTGAAGTCCAAGTCCACCAAACCGCAGTTCTCGCAAGTCCAAACTAACCTCGGGGCAATCCAGCGATGGTCACTCCAAGATAAACACATACAGCAAAGGTACTAAATGGCAATCTTTGGTCGCAACAAGAACGACAATGCTGAACTCATAGAGCAAATCGTTAGCGAACTCAAAAAGGCGCAGAACAACCTCGGCGTGACACCGATGTCCAGCGCAGCACCATACGCTTCAACCGGAACCGGCGCAGGTGGTCAGGGGCTAATCCAAACCCCAGGCCGTGAAGCCACGCCCCTCCCTCGCTTTGCCGATGCCTTCGGGTCACAGCTCGGCCCATCAGCGCCATTCATCCCAGCGCCACTAGACCCCGTCTTCGATGACTCGGGCCGTGCGCTTCCTCGCCTCTATGAATTTCCGGTCGCATGGAATTTAAATTTAACTACGCAGAACGTTCCCTGGACTGTCCTTCGTGCGCTGACGGATCAATGCGACATCGTTCACCGTTGCATCGAACTCTGCATCTCGGCCCTAGTCAAGATGGACTGGTCGTTCAAGGTCGATGAGTCAGTCATCGCCCAGATTATGAATGAGCAGAACTGCTCGCACGCCAAAGCCTCACGCATCGCTCGTGACGAGTACGCCGAAGAGCTAGACCGCCTACGCCTATTCTGGGAAAACCCCTACCCTGACCTCGGGCGTGGCTGGGTCGAGTGGCTCACCGAGTTCCTGTGGCAGCACTACGCCTTCGATGGAGTGCCGGTCTACGCTCGCTACACCATCGGCAAGGACATCCTCGGCTTTGAGATTATTGACGCTCCGACCATCAAGGTCTTGCTCGACAACCGTGGTGCAGTACCGACGCCCCCAAACCCTGCCTACCAGCAAGTGCTATGGGGCTTCCCTCGTGGTGAGTACCAGGCAACCCCTGAGGCTGATGGCGAGTTCTTCGCTGGCCCAGGTACGGGCAACGAGTACCTCCGAGACCAACTCTCCTACTTCGTACGCAACCGGCGCACCTGGTCTCCTTACGGCTTCAGCGCAGTAGAGGAAGCCGTACCTGCAGCGACCCTCTACCTAGAGCGCCAGAAGTGGATGAACTCCGAGTACGCATCCGGCACGATGCCGATGACCTTCATGGTGACCGACTCTGACGAGATGGACATCCGCAAGTTGGCTGAGTTCGAGCGCCTGTTCAACGACAAGCTTATGGGGTCAGCCACCGAGCGCCACCGTGTCAAGGTGCTACCTAAGGGCTTCCACCCCCAGGCGATGCCTACAGTCGATGAGCGCTACAAGTCCGACTATGACGAGTTCATCATCAAGCGCATCGGGTCAGCTTTCGGTGTATCCCCTAGCCAACTCGGTGTGGTTCCACGCTCGGGTCTCGGCGGTAAGGGCGAACACGATGGCGAGATGGATCAAAGCGAGACCGTCAGCCTGAAGCCCATGATTGGCTTCATCACCGAGGTCATCAACTCGCTGTGTCGGCGCTACCTCGGGTCAGACAAGAACGTCACCTTTGCGATGCAGAACAGCGAACTGGTGCAGAACCAGTTTGAGCAGGCTAAGGCGCTCCAAGCCTCCATCAACTCGGGTGCTAAGACCCTGAACGATGTTCGTGGCGAACTCGGCCTGCCGTTGTACGAGATGCCCGAGGCCGATGAGCCGTTCGTGGAGACCCCCAATGGGCCGGTCTTCCTTCGTGGCACGATGATGATGAACACCTCTGGGGATACCGTAGAACAGAAGGATGAAGCCAATGGCGGAGTATTACACCTACAAGACCAAGAAGACCAAAAAGGTCAAGGCCAAGAAGGTCAAGGCGCACAAGGCGAAAGTTCACAAAGCAACCAGCGCCAAGAACCCATCGGTTCGAGCAAGCAGGCGCACGCTGAGCTAACGGCCTACCGCAAGTTCGTGAAGGCCCGTGTCGCTAAGGGAACGTGGCGTGACTTCGTGTTCCACGAGTTAGACCCGAACACGGCTGGCGAACTGAACGCCGAAGGCCAAGCCCGAGTGCTGAAGGGTACGGAACCCGACCCTTTTTACTCAAGCCTCTGAACAAGAGGCAGGCCCACGAACTGCCAGGCTTCCAAGCCAAACTGCAAATCGAGAACTACTACCGACAGGCCATAGACAAAGCGCTGAGGTCGATGTTCACCGGTATTGACGAAGCCATCCGTGAGGCCATCGCAACGAAGGAGCACACAAGCAAGGCCGTAGATCCGATGGACAAGTCGGCAGCCAAGCACGCAGTCGAGCGCAACGTCAAAGCCAACAACGCCCCCCTAGTCAAAGCACTCAAGAACCTCTACGCCGATGCCGGTCTAAGGGGTACGAAAGAGGCGATGACTCAGATGGGTGGCGCTGCCAAACTTGGCTCGGGAATGAGTGGCCTCGCTGGTGGCGTAAACTGGGATAGGTGGAAGCCAGGCAATCCAGCAGCCGCCGAGAAGGTCGCTGGTAAGGGTCTAGCGGATCTACTACGGAACGCCGATGTCATCGTGCGAGGTATCACCCAGACCACAATGAGCCGAGTCGGTGACATCATCGCCAACGGTTTAGAGGCTGGTTCGACCTATCGGGAAATCTCCGATGTGGTAGACGAGCTACTCGACAACCCCACTCGCTCCGACATCATCTCAATCACCGAAACCAACCGAGCCTTCAACGCTTCAGCCATAGATGAGTATCAGGCTGCAGAGATGCCAGGCTGGGAGTGGCTGACCTACGCTGGCGCTTGCGAGGAGTGCGATGCCGAGGAAGGACCACACGACTTCGGAGATGATTACCCACCGGCTCACCCGAGTTGCCGGTGCGCAGTTGTAACCCAACTTCCTGATGGAAGCACTACAGAAGAAGAAAGCATGGAGGAATAATCCACATGGCACAAGACATTACCTACGTTGGACTTGGTGACTTCACCTACAAATCAACCGCAGATGGTACGCTATTAGTGTTCGGAAAGGCCACCGGCCCTGACCTTGACCTCGACTCGCAAATCTGCGATGCCGACTGGCTCAAGAGTGCAATGCCGTTGTGGTTTCAAACGGGTGCTAACATCCGTGAACAGCACTCAAGCATCGCTGCCGGTGTGGGTCTTGAACTCGCAGCCGATGGCGATGACTGGTTTCTGAAGTCCGAGGTCGTAGATCCTCTCACCGCTAAGAAGGTGGAGAAGGGTGTCCTCAAGGGCTACTCAATCGGCATCAAGAACGCCAAAGTCATCAAGGATGCCAACGCCCCAGGTGGTCGCATCGTTTCTGGCAACATCGTAGAAGTGTCGCTTGTAGACCGCCCTGCTAACCCCACAGCCACAGTCCAAATCGCAAAGATGGTCGGAGAACAAATGGAACTCACCAAGTCAGACATCAATCAGGAAGCAGCGTTTGTTGAGCTACCTGCCACCGATGACCTCGAAACCTACGAAGGCGTGAAGGTCTGCTCAGCCTGCGAGGGTACGGGCCGAGCGCACGCTGACCTCCCAGACGATGACACCGCCTGCAAGCAATGCAACGGATCGGGCAAGCAGCCTGCAGGCGAGGCCCAAGACTTGCAGCAATACTCCCCAAGCCGACCTGACGGTGGTAGGCCTGACAACGACATGATTGACAATAAGGCCGTAGAAGGCGAAGTCGAGAAAAAGGACTACACCGATGAGCAGCGTGCCTCAATGGAGGAGTCCGGTCAGGCTATGGAAGGTGGAGCGTTCCCCATCAAGACCGTTAGAGACTTGAAGAACGCCATCCAGTCCATTGGTCGTGCCAAAGACCGCCAGGCAACCATCGCCCACATCAAGGCTCGTGCAACCGCTCTGGGCCGTGAAGACCTTATCCCTGACTCGTTCAAGGAAGTCACCCACGATGAAGCCACGCTGAACTCAGTTCGTGCTGGACTCATCGCTCTCATCAAGGCCGAGCTAGACGAAATGCTCTCCGGCGAAGAAGACGAGATTGGCGATGTGAGCGAACTGCTCTGCGC